ACTAAAACAAAAGACTTTGGCGGTGCGGCACCTGAAGCCGGACAAGCTCCTAGTACCGCAGGTAAAGAAGCATTATTAGTAAAGCCGGGTCAAATCGGAATTGTAGATCAAAATTATCCAGCAGAAGATTTTTATGACGTTATTGCAAGTAACCCAACATTATCCGGTACTGACTATGGACAAGTAATTCAGCAATTGGCTCAATATATCGTTTCAGGTGAATACGTTATGTTGCCTCAGGAATACAAGGGAGCGGCAAAAGAAAAAGTACGTAAAGCAATTGTTGATTATGCCGGCGAATATCTAGGTGTATTGGCGTTACTGTACAATCGTAGTCGCTTCCCACGTAAAGCACAATTTCAAGAATGGTTGGGCGGAGATATCAATCAAATTTCATTAAATTTTCCTAGCAAAGCAAACAATAACCTTGCTGATAGTTTTGCTACACTTACTAATAGTACTACAAATCACACATTGAATATTTCTAGTAAAGGAACTGGTGGTGGTGCGGCGCCTGCTATCTCGGGTCTTGTAATCCCTGAACATGTTAAATCAGATCCTAACTATGCAACTGTTGTTGAAATGATTGACATTTGCAAAAATGATTCTGTGTTAATGTCCATTTTTAATCTGATGGATTTAATTTACAGCGTAAATCCAAAAGCAATCGATGAGAGATATCATCCGTTCTTGCCGTTCTCGCAAAAAGAACCTAAATTACCTGCACTATGTAAGCAGAGTAATGATTCTAGAAAATCAGCGAATCCGATAGGTATGCCTAAAAAGTATAAGTCATTGTGGTCTAATGTTACTGGTGGTGGAACTGAAGGCGGTAAAATATTATATGGTATTAGAAAACAAGTTGATGAAGCAATCAATAAGAAAGATGCTATTCCTGAATTCAAAGACGCTATCTTGCAGATTTTGGAAATGAACTTCATCCAACAATATTGTGACTACAAGGCCGGCGAACTAACATTTGCAACTCAATGGCCCGCAAAACTAGACGGCAAAATTAGCTTGGAGAACAAAGCAAGTACTACTGACCCGTTATCAAATGGATTCAGTTTTAAATTGGGCCGTACTGATAATAGTGTAAGCTCAGAACCCGGTGATGAAACTGTAGCTGATCCGGATACTGGTTTGGATACCGATGATGATTTCATGTCCAAAGCAGATAGCCTAGCAGGTGGTAGTGCTCCCAAAAAAGCAAAATCAAAAACCTCAGCACCCGAAGTGGGCAACGTTGGGCGCAAAAAACGTTGACATTTCATAAACTTCCTGTATAATAGTAATTATTTTATACAAAGGAAGTTTATGAGTCTAGTCCCTATCGTTTTGGAACAAACAGCCCGCGGTGAGCGTAGTTACGATATTTACAGTCGATTGTTACGTGACCGTGTTATCTTGCTTGAGGGCGAAGTACACGACCAAATGGCAAACTTAATTGTTGCCCAATTATTATTCCTAGAGAGTGAAGATAGCGGAAAAGATATCAGCATGTATATCAATAGTCCCGGTGGTAGTGTCACTGCTGGTATGGCAATCTATGACACTATGCAGTTTATCAAGCCTGATATTCAAACTATTGTTATGGGACAAGCATGTAGTATGGGTAGCCTGTTAGCACAAGCAGGAGCTAAGGGTAAACGAATGATGTTGCCAAACGCACGACACATGATTCACCAGCCAAGTGGTGGTGCTCGTGGTATGCAAAGTGACATTGAAATTTCATACAAAGAAATCACATATCTTAAAAAGCGTTTGACCGAAATATATGTCAAGCACAATAGTGCCGGCAAGACATACGAAGAATTCGAACGTGACATGGACCGAGACAAATTCATGAGTGCTGAGGAAGCACTTGAGTACGGCTTGATTGATAAAATCATCGAAACACGCGGTTGACAATAAATCCATGGTGTAGTATACTATCTTTAATTGGAGATATTATGCCTTGGATTCAAAACGTAGCAAAGAGCGATATTGCAAAGGGGTTTCACATCAACCCCGGAGAGAACGCCATGCTCATTCAAATCGTTGACCCACCTGGAGACTTCCCTACTCCAAAGCACACTTTCAAAGAAGTGCATCAATTTCAATTCCTTGACATTGAGGAGCACGACTTTGCATTGGATGAAGAAATGCGTTGCAGTCAAGAACAAGCCAACCAGCTTGTTGCACATTTACAACATGCATTAACTAACCACATGAATGTCATTGTTCATTGTGTCGCCGGTGTCTGCCGTAGCGGTGCAGTTTGTGAGGTAGGCGTCATGCTTGGCTTTGACGACACCGAAGCATTCCGTAGTCCTAACTTGTTGGTCAAGCACCGCATGATGAGGTGCTTGGGCTGGACTTATGATGCTGACGAACCACACACCATCAACGGTGTAACTACCGATTGGGGCTTTACCCTCCCCAAAGAGCGTGAAGGCGATATCTAGCCAAAGGTTGACAATAAATCACTTTGGCTATACAATAGAATCTTAGACAGTTAACTAAAGGACTTAAAATGACATTGCAAGAAATCAATCGTGCTATCATCGCAGGCACTTTCTCTAATGAAGACCTGAATTCTATCGGGGATGCTATCAAGTTTGCCCGCAGTCAACTTGCTGCCAAAGCCAAGTTTACATTCCGTGCAGGTTCACAAGTAAAATTCACTAATTCCCGATCTGGTCACATTGTGCTAGGTACTGTTGAAAAGGTCAATCGTAAATTTATCATCGTCCGTGAAAACGGCAAAACATTTGGTGGTAACTGGAGAGTGCCCGCTAACATGCTAGAGGCTGTATGAAATATTTTCTAATTGTTTTGTTGGTAGTTGTTCTCCTTGTTTTAGGACCTCTACTGACTATTTGGTCACTGAATACATTATTCCCGGCACTGGCTATTCCATATAGTTTAGAAACTTGGGCGGCAGTAATTATTCTTGGTGGTGTATTTAAAAGTAATGTGAGTAATACAAAATGAGTAAAGTAAACGAATTGTATATGGATATCGAATTGATGTTAGAGCAGGGTACCCACCCCTCAACAATCTCCGCAGTACTTGACGTACCGGTTTCTTGGGTTTATGAGGTGTTAGAAGATGCCGAAAAATCCGATGAAGATTTTAGCCCCTTTAAAACAGTCAACAGTTAATACTGTAGTATTACTTTTTGGCGAACTAAAGTATTCATTTTGACGCCATAGGAACGCTAGGACCGATACTTTTTGCAGGAATGCATCTTGATACAGTTCTAGCGTTTTTACCAAAAGTTGACAATAAATGGGTTTGGGTATATAATACATACATAGACAGTTAACTAAAGGACTCGAAATGACCAAGCAATTTGTACAAGTTAGTGCCCACAAAGACAGCAACAACTTTGCCCACTGTAGCAACCTGAGCCTCATGGCAAATGAGGGTATGACTGCCGAACAAGCCCTGCGTAAATTGCAGGTCATGGCTGATGAATATGCACTGAACGGATACACAATCGAGTGGATCCGCGAAGATTTCGATTCCGTATACGAGGAAATGTACGGCGAATTGTTTGCCTAAATTTGACAATAAATGGATTTGGGTATATAATACATACATAGACAGTTAACTAAAGGACACAAAATGCAAGTCGCAACAGCAATCAAACACATTGAAAAAGAGTCAAAATTCTTGGGTATGGGTTTCTTGGAAACTATGAAGTTCATCCAAAAGAATCCTCTTGCACAGCCCCAAAAAACCATTGATGCATACCGTGTTATCATGGCAGAAGGCGCCAAAATGTTTGCCTAAAAAGGTTGACAATAAATGGATTTGGGTATATAATAGAATCTTAGACAGTAAAGAAAAGGACTTGAAAATGCGTACAAAAACTGTGATTGACGGCTTCAAAAATTCTCAAAAATTCCGTATTATTTTCAAAGGTGATGGTTCTGAAAATGATGTTGGTTTCTATATGACAGTCAAACAAATGACCGAGCAATTTGCTACAGTTAATGCCCGCACACTTTGCTGGGATGCTATGCTTAAATTGTCTTATTTGCGTTATGAAGCCAAACGTAAAAACGAGACAGCTCCTACAGGTCTCGGTGACACTTTCCGGGGTAAACAAGTCCAAGTTGACTTGGTGTAAAATTTGACAATAAATGGCATTTGTGCTATAATAGAATCTTAAACAGTTAATTAAAGGAAAATCATGTCTAAAACAAAACTTAACAATCTTATCGACCAATCATTTTTGCGTGGATTTATCTTACGGGCACAAAAGGATTTGACCCTAGGTCAAGTGATTGAATTGGAACGTACCCCGTTAGGTGGTATGTTGGAGGCTGTTAATCCACACAATGGCATAGGGCCCCTTCTCAGTGATAATATTGAGGCCGCTTGTGAGGGTCTAGAGGGTGTAAGATTTGAAGCCGCAAAGGACTCTGCTGATGGTAAGGTTCGTGTGTTTGTTACCGGTATCTAAAAGGTTGACAATAAATCGGTTTGGGTATATAATAGAATCTTAAACAGTCGAACAAAGGAAACGAAATGGCTTACTTCAATCAAGAACGCAAACAAGAACGTGCTCCAGCTATCAAGGCTATCCTGAAAAAGTATGGTGTCAAGGGCTCACTTGCTGTTCGCAACCACTCTACGTTTGTACTGAACATCAAGTCGGGTTCTGTTGACTTTATTGAAAACTATATCAAGACCGATGCCGACAAACACTACGGCAACAAAATGGATCAAAATCAAATTGACTATCTCCGCAAAAATAAAGCCATAGATGTTAACCCCTATTGGTATCAAGAACACTATTCGGGTAAGGCTCTTTCTTTTTTGAAGGAAGTGTTTACTGCAATGAACAAAGGTAATCACAACAACTCGGACGTTCAAACCGACTACTTTGATGTGGGTTGGTATGTTGATGTGAACATTGGTTCTTGGAACAAGCCCTACACTGTTTCTAACTAAGGAGAAAATTCATGAACACATATAAAGTAATGGTTAAGTACAAAGACGAACCCGGTGCTGGTTTTAGTTATGTGCATATCAATGCCGACAACCCGTTTGCGGCAATTCAAATGGCAAGGTCCATGTATGGTAGGCTCTTGATTTCGGAATCTGCAATTCCGGTTTACTGAAATTCGGGCAAACAAATGGTTGACAGTTATTACGCCCGGTGTTACAATAATAACTGTCAAATGACAAACTTTTTATCAACCCTAGTCTAACAGTAAGGAAACTATAATGGCTAATCAAACTTTCAA